CAATCGGCCCAATAAATTTCATTTCTGGTAAATAAAACCCAACTATTGTTGCTGGCTCTGCAAGAACTATATCATAACCTCCATTTGAATAACCTATAGAACTTCCCCAGGTATCAATGATGAACTTGTAATTATTTGCAGTGGTTGTGCTTAAACCATTTTTAGTTGGCAAAGTAGGTGCTCCAACAAGTTGACTAGCTGGATCGGAAGGATTAGAGATAGCCTGTTCTCTACCTCCGGCTGAAGTAGAAAAATACCAAACAGATTCATCATATAAATTTTCATCTTTTAATTTTTGAATTACTCCAGAACTCCCATACGAACCATCATCACTATCAATCAATCCGATATAGGTAGAGTCCCGTATTGCCGAATTATTATAAAAAGAACCCCAAGAATTATTAAATACTCTTTCATCTTCCGGATCGCCCGTTACAATAGGATCACCACCATATGCTCCAAAAATACTTATTCTATAATACGGAAATACAGTAACAGGCCCCGATGTAACATCCGATTCCGCTCTAGGTGCTAGTTGTTTTCCTGACTCATAGTACGCCAACCAAGAAGCACCCTGTTTCCCACCAGGTGCATTTCCGAGCTGAGCACTTGTTTGTAAAGTTATTGGAGAACTATCGGTGCTTTTTTTAAGTTTTATGGAATAAACGAACCCATATCTACCTCTGATTATATTAAATAAATCTTCATTACCACTAATTGGTAAAAATCTTGACGGTAAACTACTAAACGAAAGATCAACATACGAAGGATCATCAATGACACCAAATGTAAAAACTAAACTACCTAAACCACTAGAAAATCCACCAACTGTAGTTTCAACTTCAGTTCCTATATTATATCCAATATAATTTGTAACTAAACCAGTATAAGAACCACCGTGAGTTCCTACTTGATATACCGGTTTAACTATATGACCAACTTCTGTCGGTGAAAGTGGTTGTATTTTTCCTGCATCTGTGTCACTCAAAAAATATACATCCAATCCACCCGCCCCGCCTCCACCCGAAGTTGCAGTAAATCCAGTAGATGGGAAATTAATTGAACCCTGAGTGACGACATCTATGCTACCACTTATGCTATTTCTAGCTTCAACTATACCAAATACTTCAGAAGTAATGGGATCGTCCGCTTTTGCTTTTTTATATCTTGCGGTTGCAACATCGTAATAAATTACATCCCCTCCGGTGATACCTGCGGTATAACTACTACTTGGAATTGTAACGACAAATCTACTACTAGAATATGCAGCAGGATTTACCTCTACGAAAGTTTTAGAAACATTGATGTTTGAACTATTTCCACAAGGCATTGTGTTCTCCTATTATGAAGGCAATGGATAATCTGCGTCTGCAATTATATGGTAAAATAATTTATCATAGGTAACTCTACCCTGTACAATACAAACTTTAACTCCGTTTTTATCTGATTCTGTTGTTATCGTTGATGTATTTTTAATAGCAACTCTGTTTGCGCCATTATAACCAAAGGTTCCACTAGTAAGTCTACAATCCACTCCGGCATCATAATTGTAAGCATCATTCTCTTGTCCAGAATATGGAGAATATATTGTTACTGATGGGTTAGTTCTCATTGGATTTGACCACTTAGTGAAACTACAATCATTAAGCGGAAGATATGTATGATTTGGTGTTCCTAAAATTGAACCACCATCAAAAAGAACTGCCTTTCCTGCATAGTAATCAGCATCGTATGATGAGTAATAATATCTTCGACATTCATTTAGTCTATTAGAAAACTCTTCATGTGTATGTGGTGCAAAAAGTTTATCGCCCGGAAATAAACACACAGAAGCAATGTCTATATACACATTTGTTGATATTGAAACTGAATTTTGTATTGCAGTTCTCACTAGTGGAATTAAATCAAATCCTATTTCAGTATAATCATCGACTCTTGGTGTTAATAGATCGGCTAGATCTGTAATCGCAAATGTCATATCAAATCTCTGCCAACTAGTAGAAGGAGTGATTGAATCAATTAGTGTTTTATCTGCAAGAACACCATTATTGTATCTTGCATAATAGAGATCTACTGAATAATTATTGTGCGAACATCTAATGTAGAAACTTAAAACTACATCTTGATCGTTGAATGCTTTTGCACTTGGAATGACATGTCCAATTGTTATATAATCATTAGTCACACCACAAGTTGCAGCAAGTGTCTTTACCTGTAGGTAATATTCTGGATTTCCTTCTATGTCTGCTTGATAATCACTAAATGTTTTTCTTTCAATTCTAAAATTTTTAGTTCCGGCCGTTGCACCTGTTATACCATCCACTCTTCTCCACATGTCAGCAAAAATTAAATTTTCCTGACCTGTATAACCTGATGCCTTTCCTTCTTCTCTTTGCCAAATTGAGAAATCACCATTTAGTAATTGATTCTTAGTTAAACTTCCAGCAGTAGAACCTTCAAGTGAGGTCGATAATGCAAAACTAGCAAACTGACTGCCGCCACCTTTCAGATTTCTATTAACTATAGTATGATTACCAGCATCATACTGTATCGCATATAACTTTCCGTCATAACTTGCGGAAGAGTTATATGTTAATTGATTAGCAACAGATGTCCAATTGTTACTAAGATAATAGTAACCCGGTTCGCCTAAATCTCTTGAAACTGCACCGAATGTAGTAATTCTATATAATGTGTTTCCACCACCAACAGAGGTAACACCAGTAATTGTTCCAATAACTGCATCTTCTTCGTTGTTATTTGTAAATGGTGAAATTGGAGTTGAACCATCTTTAACAGACCCAGATCTACTTAAAAACCAACCACTGTATTGATTTCTATTTGCTGGATCAGTTAAAAGATAATTATCTAAAACACTTTCGTTTGGAAAATATGATACTACGCTTCCTTCTACAAAATCGGCTGAACTAGCAGAGCCCAGCACAATAAAAATATCATTGGCTCCGGTATTACCACCACCTGAACCTCCAGAAGAATCTAATAACTGACCTCTTAGCGTCATAACGATACCGGAAGTTGCACCTATTCCCATTAATAGAGGTTTAGATACATAACCATTAGTTGTAGGTTCTGTAGTTGTAATTTTACCTGTCGTGTCACTCAAAAAGTAAATACAACCAGCAGATAGAGTGTTTCCTCCACTTTCTGTGTTTCTGAAATCACCATCAATTTTACCACAAACGGTGATGGTCGAATATGAAGTAGTTCTTTGTGTAATTAGTCCTATAATTTCAGAACTATTAGCAGTTGTACAATTTCCCGCACTATATCCAGATGCAGTTGTAGTATCTCTCCAGACAGGAGTGCCAAAAGTAAATCCAGATGTACCAGTTGTAATCCCTGTTATTTTATATGATATATTTGGTAATATAGTATTACCATTAAATTGAACATCTCCAGAAAATGTTAATCCCTGCGTAATCCCTCCAGTGCCACCCAGACTAATAGTAAGTAAACCATTATTATCGGTTGAAGCAAAAATACCTGCTCCACCAGTTGCACTGAATACTCGTAATTGGTTTAATTTTTCTATAATTTCATCGTTTTCCTTTTGCCACCAATCATAAAATGTGGTTGTTGGTGAAAGGTCTGAAATTTGTTGATCTCGTGTAAGTGGCATAGTTTTTTATTCTTTTAGTTATTTATATCAAATATTTTGTACTTATTCATGCTTTGAACCAAAATTCTATTTGATGATATGAAAGTATCTGTATTTTTTCTTACTCTAAGTATGGGAACTGCTCCATTTTCTGGAAATTCGGTGAGTTGTAAAGTGACTTTAACTCTATCTGCGCCATCTGTTATTGGATTTAAAAATCTATTTGATTTATCATGGAACTCATAACCCTCGTCCTGTGAATTAAATGAGGATTGTACAATTTCTTCATTTACAATGATATAAATTTGGGTATCTATACTGGAACCTATATTCAATAGAATAGTTTGGGGCTGATCCAAATAACACCAAACAGTTTCGTCTCTTACGGGAACATTGTACCAACCTTCTGATATTGTAATGTATAGACCATTCCCTACACTTAATATTTGTATTTGTGATGGTTTTTGCGAAATACAATAGTTTTCATTTGGAATAGGGAATTCGTATATTTCATCGAATTTACCACTGAATTCTTCGTAAACACTAAAATCTAAGTTATTTTCTTTTTGATATTTTTTACCAAATAGTGGCCAATTATTTGCTAAAGATAAAGTTAAAGACTGTTGTAATAAAATATGTTCTTGGAACTCATTTAATTCTGCAGACTGTAATAGGATTCCAGGTTTAAACGCAAGATAGTTGTAGTTTTTATTTTGTATTTCTAGTTTTCTACTTAAATATGGAAATATATTTAATATGTGTTTAAATTGACTACGATTGTCATCTGACGAAATTGTATATTGTGCGGGAGATTCGGGATCAGAAGATGGATCGGATCCACCCGGAATACTGACAAAATCAGAAAATTTGTATATATTATCAAAATCGGTATACTCTTCTAATTCTCTCTCACCAACACTTCTAAGATATTGATTTACTTCATCAACTAAAAACTTTCCATCAATTTTTGTCCAAGCCTTAGTGATATACTGGCCAAAATATGAACCCCCGGGCCATAAAATATTTCCATTTTTAGTATAATGAAAATAACTAGTACCACTATCTCCCGGTTTAAGGTTTACAAATTTGGGTTGATCTATATCTTTTATTTTTTCATATCTTAATCCAATCTGTAGATCTGGCTGCACTCCAGTCTGGTCAGTACCATTATCTTGAATTAATGATAATTTTGAAAATTGTAACTCTCCCAAAGAAAAAACACCATGCTGATCTAGAAAAAAAGCAACGAGTCCATTATTTAAATTTTGATTAGTAGTTCTAATCCAATCTTTGTATGAATAAGGGTTTAAATATTCAGTAAAATAAATTGGAAAAGTCTCATCGGGATTTACAATTTCTGCTATCCGAACATCTCGACAAGCGGCTAGACTGTAATGAAACTCACTAAGACCACCACAGGGGCCTTCTGGAATCGTCGGAGTAACAGTTCTAACTAATCTTCCAACAAAAGTTTGGGCTACTGGATCGTATAAAACCACATAGGTTTCTATGCCCGTGCCGGTCGGGCCACCCAGTCGGCCAACACAATGTCCACACAAAAGAACATGTCTTGGTGATATTGGAATGACTGCAGAAGTCGTTGGTGCCCAATTATTTATTTTTCTTCTTGCTTTATCTATTTCTGCAAATGGATCTGGTCCACAAGTTTTAAAACTTTCCAAAATTAAACTTCTATAAAAAAAAGGTGATTTGGGATTGAGAGATGGGGTGAAAGCATTCCAACATGGTTCGTTGTAATCATTATCACATTCGATACTCAAAATAGTGAAAGATGGAAAAAAATAACTAGCATTGAACCCTCTAGTTCCTACTGAAATGGGAATAGAAAGAGGAGGATTATCGACTAAATCATTGATCCAGCAGTTTTGGTTAATGCCATTTGCGGATACTGCATATACTTGATTATATGGGTTCGACCGCGGTGCAACCGAAGGATGTTGTATACCATCCGTTACCTGATCTGTTCTATAAGTATAATAGTCCCATTTATTATCAACATGATCTTGATATGAATCTGCATCATTTGCATTTATACAATCACATATAACATCACCAAACAACGGATATAAAGTGTTTTGACCAGTTTGGGGATCAATTTCTTCTATTTCGACGTATATTAAATTTTTTGCTTTCTTATTAAATATAGGCATATATCAATTAAATTGAAATAGTTATTTCTCTATTCAACTTATCCTTTATTGTGTATTGTTGATCTTGTGCTGGTACGACTGTAAATAATTCAACAGAAGACGATGCCGATGCAGTCAATGTAGCAGAAACTTTAACTCTATCTGCACCACAACCGCTATCTACTCCACCAGAATTATCATTAAAAATATAACCCTCATCTTGACTATTTGAAGAACAAGGAACAAATGAAGATTCGTAAGAAACATATACAGTCCCACCAGTTGTTGGTATGGTAAGAGAAGTACTTTCTGGTTTACACCAAACTCTATATTGATCGTTAATCGGAATATTAATCCAAGATGAATTTCCTATATTTAATGAAAGAGATGAACCACTACTTGATAATGTTATTTCATTTAAGGTAGTTATTAATGGATAATTAAACGAAGACAGAAAAGTACCAGAAAAATATGAATCACCAGATGAAATATCATATAAAAATCTATTTGTTTGAGTTAGTTGCATTAGCATATTTTCTTGAATTTCATTCAACTCAGATGCCTGTAGGCTGGTTCCTGGCTTAAATGCAACTAATGCATATTTTGGATATTCTATATTTCTACTATTATAGGGAGATGATGATAATGGTGATGACATAATTAACTCATTGGGGTTGTTATACTAAATGTGATTGCTGCATTTCCAGATACATCTCTGGTTGTTCGTGTATCAAATATTTTTCCATTAAGTAAAGTTCCAGTAAATTGTCTAACATGATCTGGTACTATTACTTCATCTGCAACTAAAATAGTACCATCTTCTAGTTCTATTTTTGTCGCAGATTCTATAGATGTTTTAACATCTCCTGTTATTTTTATTATTGTATATGTTGGATCGCTAGTGGAATCGATGTCCTTTATGTACGCAGATGTAAGCTGGGTTTCGTTTGGTCTTTCCATTATAACTGGTAGTGCTTGGTCTTGAGATTCGAGTGCTGCTTCTTCACCAAACCCTAAACCAGTTTTTAAAATTTTAAATAAAGTTCTATAAGATTTAATTTCTTTTGTATATTTTGTAGTATTCTGTGTTCCTGCAATTACTTCATTTTGGTTTTCATCTATGAATGATGGATTTTCAACCAAACTATAAAAATTTATTAAAGAGGGAAAATCTATACTATCTGAATTTAGTTCTTGATTTCCAAAGGTAACATGTGTCATTAAATTTTTGCAATTAAATAGTTGTGAAGGATCTAACCCTAATAAATCTGCTCTATCTAAATTGATTTTTATTCTTGATATGAGATCTGCTTCTGAAATATTAAAATTTGAAGAATTTTGCATCTTTAAAACAATATCTTTATAATCTTGTCCATGAGAAAGTAATTCAATTCCTCTCATTTGATAATTTCCACTTTCATTTATAAATGTACTTATTCTTATTCTGGCACCAGAACCAGTAGAACTTATGACACTTATTGTGGGGGACTCGGAATTCGTGATTAGTTCAGATGGTTGCATGTCTGATAAATCTATGAAAACAGAAACAACACCCCCATCTTCTATACCATTTTGTAACCAAGTTTGATACAAACTATAGTATGGTGAATTGGTTGAAATTTTTCCTTCACTTATTAGATCTCCGACTAAATCAAGTTTTCCAGCAACACTAATTGAAGATGGTATATCTGAACTGTCTTCGTAAAATAAAGAAGTATAATCATCGTCTAAATTATCATTAAATGAAAAATAACATTCACTGCACGTTGATTCAAATGTTGCATATAAATCACCAGCTGAATAATAATCGTAAGTAGAACTAGATGTTGGTATAGATTTAGTCTTATTTAAATACACAGCACAGAACCCTTCGGTTGTCGGTGAAGAATTACAAAAATAATTTACCTTTTCCCAAGGGGTATTTCCTTGTACTGGCTCTTCAAAATTATCAAGACTAATTATTGGTATCCAATTAGAAGAGACAAATTTTTGCATACTACTGGTTACTTTATAAACAGGCAACCAAGAAAATCCATCAGAATATTTTTGAATTCCTGTAGTATGTGTTGGTCTTACTGTGCTAACTTGACCAACTAAATCTGATCTATTATAATCATTATTCGAAATACAGAGATAAACATATTGATTTTGCGAATTATACACATAATAATTCGTTTGTGTCTGTGCTAGATTTGCATCCCAAGGAATAAACATCTTTGATCTGGCCCACTGTATGTTTTCAATGACACCAGAAACATCATTCCTTGTAACTTTATATGTGAGATCCGCATCTCTCCAACCATCAATGAATAACCTAGTGCTATTTGTATTGATTTCTGTGCTTTGTGTTTTCCCTACCAATAAATATGGGTATTTTTCTCTTCCTATTTTATTGATATAATCTGTTACTTTATTCATCTTTTTCCTTAAGATATGCAGCCTTCGCTGCATGTTAATCCTGCATTTGGACTAGTGAATCCCTGAACGAAACACATGTTAAAGAAATCTGAAATATTTATATCATCAAACCTATATCCGGTTATAGAACCAGACCAATTTGGAAATACATGAGAAGGGTACGTTATACCCCAAGGAGCCGCAAGATCACAATTTTCACAAAATGTTAATCCATATAAAGAATAAGTAGATCCAGCATAATTACCAATTCCGATTTTAACATTATATGTCGTTCCCAACTGATACATTGAATAATTTCCTAGTATTGGGCGTTCACAAACAAGTGTTTCTATTTCTGTTTCTCCGACTCCCGGATAATCCTCTATGGTCTTTTCAAAAATAACTTTAAGACCAGCAGGATGCATCATATTTTTATACGAAACTTCATACTCATTTAATGGTATTCCGGTTTTAAGCAAATAGGAATAGTCCTGAAACCAATCTGAATCTTGCATCACGGATCCATTTAGGTAACCCCCACCTAAATGATTGGTTTCGTCGTATGTTCCTGTAGCATCTCTAAATTTAAATTTATCAGTATTAAATTTACCACCATTCAATCTTAATAGATTTTGTTTTGGATAGTAGATATAAAAATCACTTTCACTAAAAAGAGGAAATAGTGTTCTTAGAAAATGTTTTATACCTTCTATTGTTGTTTTTTTGTGATATAAATTTTTTGATATATTTTTAATAAACTTTATAAGTTTTTCTGAATCATATGTTTGACTACTTCCGGGAAGATATAATACTTTATCCTCTACGCCATTAGCATAAGTAGTAACAAATCTCTTATAATATTCTTTTCTGGTAGTTTCAATGTCAATTAGATCCAATAGTTTTTGGGATAAAAAATATTGAGCACCCTCTGATTCATCGCAATATAACCAATCATAATATTTTTGCAAGAAGTCAAATATTGTAAGAACAACTTCACCCTCTCCTTGTTTATTGTGTTTTTCGTGAACAATCCAAAGTGGTGTATTTTTTGCTATACTAAACAAACTAGGACATGAAACATCAAACCCATTATTATTACTAAGTTGATCAAAAAAAGCACCCAATTGGGATGCAAGACTTAGTGATTTACTTGCCAGGTAAGAATAGTTCATTGTAGAATTATATCTGGTTCTCTTAATAAAATATTACTAATATTATTGGTGCGTGATTCTAGAATATTATTCTTAAGGGGTATCGTTATAGTGTATGGATTCAATGCAATGTCTGGAATATAGACAGTTCCAGTGTTTATTTGAATACTACCAAAATCTATATTTTGTATTTCTCTATTTGTATTTGCATCAAATGCTCTTAATTTTATTGGTTTATTAAAACTTGTAGTTGGGGTTGTTATTACCTTTAAAACTATATTTCGTGTAGTTCCATCATCGCTCTTAAACTGAAATGGTGTAGTTATCGATGTCTGTCCTAGACTGGGGAAAGAAAAAGGATTACCTATATTTAAAGAAATTTCCCCACCACCAGTAAAATCAGGTAAAACATCTTGTCTTAATGAAATTTTAAATGTATTTCCATTCAATACTACATTTGTCAGAGATTCGTTTAAATCTTGTGATATTGTGTATGGATCAAATGTACTATTAAATTTATTTAAAACTAGTTTGTTTTGAATTGCAGTTTTAACATTCCTAGTGGCAATTCGTTTATCTAATTCAGATGGTGCCTGTTTTGTGTATATAAAACTAAAGTCAACAACAAAATTTACATATTTGGGAGTTACATATTCGGGTAAAACTGTAACAACTGAATTTTCTCGTAAGTAATTTATAATGGATATTGCATCTACATTATTATTAACAACAGAAACAAAAAGTCTACCATATTTTGGTGGGAATACCTCGTCTCCGCCAAATATGGCAACATCATTTTGATCATTTATATAATTTGATTCTAATAATAAACCCAAATAGTCACCTTTGGTTACTGCTCTTCCTTGGGAAGCAAACCACTTTGGTGCTAAAAATTTAATAAGATTTATATTTGGTTCATCTAGACCACCACTGGACTCATTGCAATTTTCACACGATACTCCAATGTCTATGTTTCCTTCTGGTGCTTCTCTATAAGTATTAGAAGCAGAATCTGTGAATTGAAATATATTATTTGCAACACTACCACTTGAAACCATGTATCGTATAACAACATCATCATCCTGCGATATTTCAGTTCCTAGACTATTTCCTATACCAAACTGAACAACATATCCACCAGTGCTCAATCTTTCTATAAAGTAAATATTATCATTTACTTCGAAATTAGATCCTATGTTTCCCACTAGTTTCCATATCTCATTATTTACTTTTACCTGTATGGTGGATAAATCTACATTTTCATTTAAAATAAAATATTTTTGATTTCTTAAATCAATTGAAGTAACTGCAGAACTATCCACAACCAACTGACCTTCTGTTATTTCAACTTCAGAATCACTGTCTTGTACTATGAATGGATCGAGATTAACAAAAGTATACTGAATACCATCTGAGTCTATTCCGTAAAAGGTTTGATATTCTGGTATTTCTGTTAAATCTGCTCTGTTTATTCCAGTTATTAAAATTCTCGCTCTGGAGGATCTTCTACCAGAAACGGTATATCCTAAAGGTTTTGTAAGTGAAATGATTGAATCTATTCTTTGTGCAGAATCTAAAAACATCTCACTAGAAACCATATTCATATAATATGCATAATAAAAAGTATTATATGCCATTAAATCTATTAAAGTTCTAATAGCAGATCCTTCAAAATTATAATCTTTAATTATGGATTGACTTTTTAGATAATTTATTAGACTTTCCTTGATATCTTCAAAGTCTAGTTTACCAAGAATATTTGTTGGTGTTGTTGACATTACCTAGTCCTTTCCATTCCTACTACTAATGTATTTCTACTATTTGTATGTAGCACTGTGTATTCTATTGCAATTGAAATTAAATAGAAGTTATTTGGATCTTGAATTAGGTTAATTGAACCAACCATAACCCTAGGTTCATATAGTGTTATTACATTGGCAATCTCAATTTTATATTTAGTTAATGCTACACTAGAATTATCAATATTTTCGAACAATAGATCATTAATACTAGTACCAAATTTAAAATCAAATGGACGCTCGCCTATTCTTGTTAGAACTATATTCTGTAGGGATGATGCTATTGCATTACCATCTTTTTTTAAATTTATATCATCCGTAAAGCTATTTTTAGTAAAAAAGAACGGTAAGTCTGAGAATAAGTTTTTATTTAGATATTGTGCCATTAATATTATTTATCAAAATTAAACATATTGATCTAATATACTATTCAAATTTTGAATAGTGAAATTGGTGCTTCTCGGAAGCGTATCTCTGACTAGAGTTAAAAATAACGATTGTGCCGAATCTTTCTTGAAATTAATAACTACACTTGCAACCATCCAATTGCCACTTAAATTTTTCTCTAAAGTTTCTACGGGAGCATTAGATGAATTTAGTTGTTTTATTCTTACTATATCTCCAATTTTAACTTTACTGGTACCTGTGACATGAATAACTATTGTTTGTGAGAATAGTTGTGCTATTAGTGCTTTTCTAACTAAAGGTGTTTGTTTTGGTGTATCCCAGAAAGTTGCATAGGTTCTGGAATATTCTAGATACTCTTGAAACTTTTCTCCAATTTCTGGGCAGTTACAACTACATGGATTAGCCGGATCGCTCCATACACAACCAAGGTATTCCTCCCCGAGATGTTCTTCTATTAATTCGCATTCTTTTAATTCTTTATATGCTTTGAATAGTTCTAGATAAGTTGGTTCCGGTTCATCTGGAATATGCTCTTGAGCCGGACAATTGCAGAGGGGTTGATCCGCTGGACAATTGCTATTATCAGATTCTCCTTCTGGATTAGCGCAGGTAAACTGCTTACAGAGATCAGTTTGTCTTGAGAAAACTATAAATTGTGCAGAAAAATTATCATCAAATACATCATAATTTGGTGCCATTGTTTTGGGTGACACCATACCATAATCGGTTTCTCCAGTTAAATCATATTTCCAAACATTTTGTTCTATCAAATTTGGTCTATAAAGCATGAAATCACCAAACATCCAGTGCATTGTGGTTTCATAGAAATACTTTTGCAATCCAGGATGTAATTCATTTACCGAATCTTGTGAATGTACAAAGGCATGATTTGCCAATGGATTTTCAAAATTTAAATCGGTCGAAAGAACACTTAACAATTTCAATCCAAATGATTCTACGAATGTTTTGCCTTCTGGTGTAAGTCTTAACCATCTATCTACTTCATCACCATACCACCAATAATAATCCTTATACTTGTATGCAAATATATCACCCAATATACCACTACTATCACCACTTATCTTTCCAAATTTTGTAGAAAGTACGTTAAATAGTTTTTGCGGAATGAATATATTCTTGGGTATGTGGAAAGACCACCATGATCTATGTGGTTTAATTTTTCTATATGAATGCTGCAGATATCCACTAGCATGTGCGCTTTCTTTATATTCAGGATCTACATCAGCAGATCTTGTATACCAATCATAATTATTGGTTCTATCTAAAAGAAGATTTATATCCGATTGACCATGATACCATTCAGAGTCCCACCACCAACCCTTTGGATCTGTTGCATAATACGGATATAAAGTTTCAAACCCAACTTCTGGCCAAAGATCCATCCCGTTACTAGAAAGTGTAGTGTCGTTTAGATTTCTATATTCACTCCACCAAGTATATTGTTTTTCGGTTTCTTCATCTTCGACCTTTGATTTCTTTACGGCAACATCAAACCCATAAGGATCCATTCCAATAACTACTACATTATTTCTTATAGTTTGTCTTCCTGTTGGTCCTGCAGTCAGAGAAACCAAGTAAGGTAGGAAATATTCAGTTCCTGCATCTCTAATAAATCCATTTGGAAAATCTACAATTCTATCTAGACCAATTGGTGTTTTAAATTCTATTCTAACATAAGAACTTAATTGTTCTTTTTTAAGATTTGCAGGTATTGTCTGATTTTCAATCTGAAATAAATCAAATGATCGTTGGAATTGTAGTGGTGTTATTTGTGATCCGTTTAAATCTATTTGTGTTTTAAATAGTTTAGTAAACTGAGAAGAATAACCACTTTCAATCATTTGCTGCTCTGGTACGCTAATATATGCCCTTTCTGCTAAAGAAGATGGATTTCCGCAACCAGTAGGAGCATATAAAGATGCAAACGGAAAATTGTTCAATTTGTTTGCGTCTTCGTTGTATAGATAATTGCTAAACAATTGTCTCTGCGAAACAAATGGACTTTGATATTTTTGTGAATAATATGGGTGTTTGTTTCCCTGTGCAGCAGCACTCACATCTCCCCAGAAGAAATTATACAACCATTCACCAACTACGGCTCCAGTTATACCTTTATTTTTAGCTAACAATTCATATCTACTACCGCGTATTGGTTTCTTTTTAATTGACTTTACATTCATCAGAGATTTTTCTGAGAATTGTATTGGTCCTGTTCTACCACCAACTATGCTACCAGTTATTCCAGTAGATACATCAGTAAATACATTTTTCCCGGGAATTACAGAGTAGAAGAATGCTCTTCTATTCCACCATGTTTCATAATTATCTTCAAATTTTTGTATGAAGTTTTGTGCAAATATGTCTCTAGCATAAACTAGTAAGGCGCGCTCTGCGTTTAATATGTTTATTTCTTGTTCTGCTCTTCTCTTTTCTACTTCAAGATATAGTGGATTGAAACATAATGCATTATAGCAATCGCCTTCCTCTACACATCTTCTGGCGGTTGCCGGATCACCATTCGGGCCAATATAAAAATCCACATCCTCAAATGCAGATCCCCCACCTGGCATAAATCTATAATCATTATACCATTTGGCTTCAGTTCCTATGTACTGAATCAAAGTCTTCATAAACTTTTCTCTAGAGCATTGTCCTGCCCATTGTGGAAGTGGAGAATATGTGGTTGCTTGTTCTAATGTACAATTGCAGCAGTTTGAATCATCATATTCCACATCTAAAGCACTAGTGGAAAAGTTATTACATTTCGTACACATACCATATGGCAGTGTTATTAGAGGTACATTTCCTAATCCATCAACATAATTATAACCAACACAAGCTGCTGGTTCTTTACTAAATACACTTCCAGTTAATGGATCGGTACATCCCTGTCGTAAACATGCAGTTGCTCCCTCTTCGCATAGATTATAATTATTAAATGTAATTCCACAATTATTAATCTGATCACAAGTTCTTTCTTTAAACCATGTTGCTCTATTTGGATCGCCTAATTGCACTCCTCGTTGTTCGCATATACCATATGGAACATATTCCAAACAGTTACATGGTATATCATCATCAACCTGATTATCTCCACAGTTCACACAACACGAACCCCACTCATCACCCGGCTCTGAGCATCCAACTTCTCCTGGTAAAACCAGTTTATCAACAATGATTCTTCCGGGACATGCTGATTGCCCAGCAGATTGAAATAATGAATCACATGAATCTGCTCCAGAATAATTACAAGTAGTTGTCCGACATTCTATTAATTGACCATTACAGTAGAGACTACAACTTCTACCTAATGTCTCATCGCACCCCCCACCTCCACCACCACCGCCACCACCACCTCCATCTGGTTCACAAAAATCTCCTCCACATTTCCATAAGTTATCAGTCCCACAAAAGAAACAAGTATCTGGACACGAACAACAGGGTTCGGGAGCACTACAACCGCCGCCATCGTCACCAGAGTTTCCTAATAAAGCAGATCTAAATTCAAGTAAAGAAGAAGTGGAGGATCCACTAATTGGTGTTGTTGTATTTTCTGGTGGTTCGCAGCAGGGTAAAATTCTACTAGTGATCCAGTTATCTGCTTCTGATATATAAGAATCGACAGCCGATAGAAAGGTATTGATATCTAATAATTTAGAATCAATTATACCAATTTCAGAATTATATTGATTTATTCCTCTCTGTAGAACAGTATTTACATATGAAGAAATATTGCTTGGACTCTTCATATTGTAAAATTTACCTATACTAGATTTGTACCATTCATTTGGCTTATAATCGTCGGCGGCCACCCCCGGAGGAACAATACTTGGATTGTTGATGTTTATGTTTTCTAAATTTATCGATAAAGTTAGCCCGTGTTGTATTTTTTCATTTTGGGAATCATAATCAATAGTGTCAGTAAAAGATCCGGCTGCTACAATTTTATATTCTTGACCGGCTTCTGAAAAAATACCATCTTCACCGAAGAGGAAATTATATTCTTCTGGATCATTAATAATTTCTGGATTGTTTATTATTTCAACATCTTCGGGGCTTCCGGGTATACTATTAGAACAACAAACAACACATCTATAAACTTCCCACTTTCGTTTTAAATTTTTAAGTCTTACAAATTCTTTTCTCTTTTCTTCAAGTGGTTGTCTAATGTACTTGTAAATTTTATGTAATTTTGATATTTCTAATTCGGTTATATCAAATTGAGGTTGCCATGCAACATTTGACCATCTAGAATCATTTTCACGATCTAAATAATCCCACCAAACATAGGCTGGTTCTTCTGGTCTTTTACCAAATCCAAAGTCTGCAGAATGGTGTATATTGTATTGAAATGGAGTGTTAAAGGTATTAGTATTATAATGACTAAAAACATTATCTCTGCTTAATGTTGCTGGGATTGGTACTTCTTTTAGAGTATTATTTTTACCAACTTTAATGGATTTTACTGAACTAGTTTCTACTGAATCCGATAGAAGTTTATTACTTTCTATATGACTTACTTTGGAAAAATCTCTATGATAATCGTAATCGACTAATGAATATGTAAACCCTTTATTGCTGCTCAAAAAATCAAAATAAACATTCTTATAATCTGGATCTATTCTCACATAATGCGACATAAACGCATTATTTTGAAACAATTGCAAATTATTATGCTGAGACAAGACACTTATGTTTAAAACTCTATATTTGTTTAAGAGATCATCGGTATTGAGATCAAATTCTACAACCGGTTCACCTTTATTTTTCTTTAAAATGGACTCAATGCTCTTGAAGTGCCATCCATCTCTATCTTTCCAGAAGAAATAGTTTGCTGCATTTGTATTATTTTTTGGAACTGCATATTCCGTAAGATAATTCATTAATGCCGCGGTGTTTATTTGACCTTGTGGGAGAGAAGTAGGAAAACTAATTTCCCCACTCTTCAACCAGATACCATTTTTAGTTTCTTCTATTTCTATTGGTGTTAGATTTAATTTTCTTGCTAGTTCGTTTACAAGACCTGGTATTTCTTCGGAATCTTCATTTTGATTTTCATTGATATTTCTAGCTCTTCCAAAGGATCTACCACCAACCACAATGTCACCTTCTGATGAAGGATTTTTTGCAATTAATCCAACAAAATCTTTATCAAATTCTAGAATTGATTTATTAAATGTATTATTAAATATTTCATCAGACATAAACTCCAATTCATATACTATTACATTCTCACTAGAACCAATTCTGACAGAGTTTTCATTGCTGAAATTATTAATGATCTTTGCACCATAAACAAAAAATTCAAGTTTCACTATATTCAAATCATCGATATATGCAAATTCAATGGTTAGTCTTTCGCTACCATTCAAATTCATTTGACCTATCCAGTCATTTTTATCTAGAACTTCTATAGAACCTCGTATAAATGGGGTGTCTATTTTTTCAATTATTTTAATATTAAATAATCTACTTTCACCAGTTCCGACTTTTTCTGGTGATACTATTTCAAATGTATTTAAAACTTTCCACTCGGATTTTGGTTTTAAAAAGTTTTCAATCTTTTCTATTTTTACTCTATGTAGAAAAGATACAAATGGTGTTCCGAAAAGTTCTGATATTTTAGTTTCTGACATATTTTATATTTACCTTACGGTATTTCAACCTCTACAGTTCTTCCTAATTGTTTTTCTTTTGACGCTTTAATATATGCATCCAATGTTGCTCTTAATACTTTATTTTTTGGAATTCTAATTTTATACTTCTTGTATTCCAAATCTGTTTCTTTTTCCAGTATAGTTTTAACATTTACGGGAATCGATTCATTATTCATGTACTTATATAATAATGTATATCTAATAGTTCTAACATCAGTATAACCAGTACCTACATCGAACCTTGTGGCGAATGGATTTACTGATATATTTGTTAATGTGTTATTACTAGGATTTACTACTCTATATGGACTTATTATTTGTGAATTAGTTCCAGAAGTATAAAAGTAACTCAATCCATTATAATTTTTTTGAACTTTTTTAATAATTTGCACATTATTTTGGATTGTTATAAAGCCCGCAGGTCCTTTTCTTAAAATTATTACAGAATTACCAGCATTAATTGATCCGGCTCCTCCATATAAACTAAAACTCCTGCTAACAGGATCCCAGTCCCCCACGAATGAATAGTTATCAGAATCTAAAACAGTTCCAGACGAAGTGACTACAGCAACCACATCGTTTGGTTGCATTTCAGGTAAACTATAGGTATAATACCTAGAACCTTTATAATATTCATCCATATAATTTAAAAAATATGAATATTCCACAGGCCAATCTAGATTTGGATTAACTATTTGGTTTGCAAGCAAAATAACCCAAGAAGAATTTGGATTATTATAGTATTGCATGGATAGGGTTTCAGGTGTTGTTCCTTCTGAAAGCAAAACAGTATCAAATAGTCTATTATCTTGTAAAGTATTTTGAGAAAATGATACCTTTTTAAAAATGTCAACAACATTTACTGTTTTTCCGTTTTGAAAAGTGTAATCTATATTGGTTTGAAAAAATAACATTAAATACCTGAATCCTCTCCCGCCCAAGCAGTAGATCTAGATATAATTCTTGGTATATCATTTCTGCCGACGCTTCTACTTGATGCTCTAAACGCTGGTTCTATTTCCACGAAGGATATAGTAGCCGATTGCGATAGTGGTTTGATACTACCTCCGGGGATTGAAATTCCATAGTTATTCTTGAATGCTGTTTTGTTTACATTCAATCCGTCCATTACACAAAGTTGAGGATCCCCCAACCAATCACTGTCTATTCCCTGATTATCTCCCTTACCTATTCCAAAAATCCACATAGCAGGATGATATGCCTTAGTGGCATAACCAAGCGATTCTGCTATTGGTGTTCCTACTGTCGGTAATTGGTATGCTTGAAAAAAATTACATATGTCCGAAGCGGCTTCTGCGTCTTTAGAAGTCCAAGCCGGCATCATTAATTTGAAAGTATATACTCGTTTGTTGACACCTTGAAATGTTGCATCGGATAAGTCCAAATCTATGACACCACCAGCCATTAAATTGATTGCTTTCAAAACTCCCTCTTCGAGTGGTGCAAGAGGATTAAATCCGCCCCCCGGATTTGCTTGAGTTAGGGTACTCGGATCGTTTACTCTTGTGTTATATGCTGCGTCAGTATAGATACTTAATTCTGGGGGAGCTGGAACATACACGCTACCCAATAATGTTCCACCCATAATAGTCGATGCAGTGGTTTCCTGATTTGCTTGTGTCGCTGAGCTAGTACTTGCATTTCCCATTACATTTCTGGATCTAGCAGAATAATTTCCAGAATATTCATAGCAATAAAATTTCATCCAAAGAGGAATTGTTCTTTGTATGTCCGGGCTATGTGGATATACCAGATGTATTGCCATTTTTGTTTTTTATCCTTATAAATAATTCTATGCCGTATAAAACAAAATTCATTCCAGAGAATCCCACAAAATATATAGGTGACTGCAAAGCTATAATTTGCAGATCTCTATGGGAAAGGAAATTTTGTAAATATTTGGATAACAACAAAAATGTAATACGATGGGCGTTTGAATCTATAAAAATCCCATACATGTCACCTATAGATAAGCAGATTCACAATTATATACCAGATTTTATAGTGGAAACTAAGAACAAAGACGGTTCAATAAGCACATCAATCGTGGAAATAAAACCCAAAAAACAAACATTAGAGCCAGAAAAGGGAAAGAAAAAGAAAAAAACATTAATAACCGAAAGCATAACATATGCTGTAAATATGGCAAAGTGGGAATCTGCAAAGAAATTTTGTCAAAAAAACAATATATCGTTTAAGTTGCTAACAGAGGAGGATTTATTTTGAGTTTCAATTTAAACAGAACAGCAGATACTAAACCAGAATTTAAGAAAAAAATTCTATCTTTCAATGGTGGCTTACAACAAATTAGTCGCTATAAGGTTTCCTTTATATGTCCAGTTGGGATAATGAATTGTTATCCCGAAAATGTTGCGTTACCTGCTAGATCGTTCCAGACAGTTCAATATGCACCTTGGGGCCCAGATTTTAATATTCCCGTAAAACGAGAATATGGAGAATGTGCAATGTCTTTCATTATAATGCAAGATTGGGCAGAAAGAACCTTTATGGAAATGTGGATGGATAGAGTAGTTGCAACATATGGGGGCGGCCGAGTTGGTACAATCGGCGATGCAGCCTCTGCCGCCGCAGAGGGTGCCGGAGAGGTGGGAGCAGATTTATATACAGACTACACATATGATATTAGTAATTATATCGGAACAATACAAATACAATGCCTAAAAAGCGACAGTAAACAACCAACATCAAATATAATAATGAGAAATGCATATCCGCTATCCATAACGCCAACTACCTTGGATTCAAATGTTACCGGATATGGAACTTTTGTTACTATATTTACATATAGAGATTACTATTTCGATCAAGTGGTACAAGATCCAAATTCCATAAATTCTACCACATCGACCCAATCTACATTAAATTAATACTTTAGGAGATGAAATGAACCCAGTTGACTTATTGAAATCAAATACACCAAAATATCAAGAAATTATGCCATCGTCAGGTAAACAGGTTTGGTTTAGACCGTTTTATGTAAAAGAGGAAAAGGTACTTTTAATTGCTCAAGAAACCGGCCAAGAAAAAGAAATGTTAAGAGCAATAGCAAATGTAATCGAATCTTGCTATGAAGATATTCACGATGCAACAAAGATACCATTATTTGATTTAGAATATCTGTTTATAAAGTTAAGAGGCAAATCGGTTGATGAAATTGCAACTCCAGTATTAATTTGCCCCGTAACAGAGGAAAGGGTAACACTTAAAGTTGATTTGGATAATATCGAAGTAATCAAAGGTAAAAATCACACCACCAAAATTAAATTATCAGATAATGTCTTAGTGCAAATGAAATATCCTTCTTTATCACTTTTCATTACCAATGATCTTGAAACTATGGAATTATCCGATGTATATGAACTTGCATTGAAATGCATAGATTATATAGAAACAAATGACGAAAGAATAGATTCAAAGAACATGGATAATGAACAAATGAAAGATTTTATCGACAATATGACAAAAAAACAATTCGATAAAATTATTGATTTTTTTGCAACAATGCCGAGAATAGAAAAAACCATAAATTATACAACATCCGATAAAGAAAAAAGATCAATAGTATTAAGGGGGATAAAGGATTTTTTCGGGTTGGCCTCAGTCATACAAGCCTAGGATCAATATTCGATATAAACTTTAAACTATTACATCATTATAATTATAGTTTAACTGAATTAGAATCTATGATACCGTGGGAAAGAGAAATCTATCTTGAATTACTGAGGCAGCATATAGAAAATGAAAACAATAGAATAGCAAATCATCAAAATATGCAACGGGCATTCAATTCAAGAGGAAGACTATGAAAAATAAAAAAAACATAGAGAGATTAAGAGAAGAATTACTTAAGGCATTTTCCAGCACGGTTCAATTATCCAATGAAAATACTTTAAATACAAAAACTCTAGAAAAAGATTTGCAAAATCCTCTTCCGTATCCGAATGAACCCTCTAATATAAAATCTCAATCAAAAGATATAAACATAAACGTAACAATCGATGGATCTAATAGTAAGGAAGAATATAAAAAAGATGTTACCTATAATTCAAAAACCAATCTCTATAGTATAAATTTAAAAAAAAATGAAAGCGTTAGACCATTAAATACTATATTAAATACAACTAATAGTATTACTTCAGTAACACCATTGTTTTTTAGTCCTACGGTAAATACTGTAGAAAAAAGATTTTACTCCCCACAAGCGATAACTAAAAAATCACTAAAAAATAAAACTAAAACTAAAACAAAAGAAGAGCGTATTGGTTCTATGTCTTTTATAAATCAGGAACCCTATAACTTTTTTACAAATACTTCAACATATCATGTTTCAAATTTTTATCCGAAAACATCAGAAGTACATAAGAATAATATTTCAACACTTAATTCAAACCCAACTACAATTAATACAAATAAAAATGAATCTACCATTTTACAAAATATTAATAATGAAAAAATAATTAGTGATGGAGATGTAAATCAAAATATATCAAGTGATTCGACAACTACAAATATAAATGAAAATAACAATAACCGTTTCGTTTCTAATACCTCAAACTATAATGGTTTTAGCGAATCGAACACAAGAAATGTAAATCAAAATGTCGTTAACGAATCGAACACAAGAAATGTAAATCAAAATAACAATAACCGTTTCAT